GGAGGAATAGTTCGTTGCAACAACCATTCTTTGTAGCGAGTCCATTGATCACCAGTTCCACCAGTTAACATAGCGCCATATTCATCGAAGTCTCCATCTTTTTTACAATAGTCACTAGCTTGTTTGTCAGTACCCTGTGTAGGTTCGAGGTGGCAGCGATCAGATAGGATTGCTTTCGCCTGACGAAGGGATTTGCGGTCAGAGAACCAGACGAAGCCTTGGAGATGGGGGGTTCCAGAGTCGCCGATTTCACGACCGACGACGGCATACTGGACGTGTTCCGATTGACAGACATCGACGATCGAGTCCTTCTCACCCTGAGAGGGATTGTTGAGGGTGAAACACCACTTCTTGACACCAGAGGGCATGGTTGCTCTATGACTTCGGGCCGCATGGCCGTGGTAGCGGTCCGGGGAAAAGAAGGGGGAACCCGGAGAAAAAACTTGCCACCAGGTTATGAGCCAGGGCCAAAGGCCGGGTAGGGGAGGGGTAATACTAGACCCTCCCATAACCTATTACAATGTCGATCGTGCAAAGGACACCCGGCTCAGGTGGTACTTTATCCACTGTTGCTGATATATACAATACTATCTCTGCTGCAAGTGAAGCAGGAAGACAGTTACGTCGATACTACGACAGAGGAACAAACTTGTTCAGGCACTTCAACGCAGAAAAATCAAAACCAATGCCAAGACGTGTAGCTTATGGTGGATCATACGGCGGTCGCTCTAGCGGTGGCAATCGCATCGTTAGGCGTAGGCGTTTTAGGGGTGGTCGTCGGCGTCGCCTACGTTGGGGTACGCGTGTACGTCGTGAGGCTCTCAAACTCGGAGAGGGACTCAGATTCACCCAGAGAAACATCCTGATTTCCAGTGACGCATTGAACGTTGAGCGTTATCGTTTTTTCTACCAAATAAGAACTGCGGTAGGAGCCGATGTTGGGACAAGCATTGAGCAACTTGGTGCATCAGTTGTTGGTCAGGATGGGTCTGCGACGACAAGCAATTCAGGTACACTCATGACAGGTCTGAAGGCAAAGATGCGCGGCATCAAAATCAACATGATGTTCGTTAATAAATGGGCTGATGATACAGCGGTGGCACCAGCTCCTGGTAAGGGTGCCATTGATGTTAGAATCATTTGTGGATGGCGTAAGGGCAATAGCGGCATTGTGCATACTGCTGCCAATGATAAAAAAATCTTCAAGAACAAAGGCAGTACTGAAGGTAGACTGTTGCTCGAGGATACCAATGAAATCAAAGAAGGTCGAACGTGGGACGCAATGAAAGCTTCGACTGACTCCACAAACTATGTGTTCGCCAAGGATATGGTGTTTCGTCTAGGACCGAACAGTGCAAGCGGAACAGTCGATTCGCCCTATGGGCCATTCGCTAAGAAAGTAAGCTTTTGGTGGGAATTGAACAATAAAGAATTGGCATTGGATCGAGGCGAGCAAGGTTCAAGCGACGAATTTCAATCGCGCTGTAATTGGTATCCATTGATGTGGATTTACCATACTCCTGCATTCGCTACTGCGCCAAGCGGCAAAGCGTTGGTTGATTACAATGTCTCATGGAGAGTGTACTGGCGTGACCCTAATTCTACTGTGTTACGTCCATAAGTTAGGTTCATTCTGTTCATGTTACAATCATTTGTGTGTTTAGTTTAGGTTTCTGTCGTGAGGTTCTGCACTCACTCGCTTAATAATATTTGCGGAATCGGGGACGGCGACCTTGCATTTTGAATAGACGGGTGCGTCCTGTACGATAATATCGACGGCGCGTGTAGGCTCGTTGTTGTGGAGTCATGCGATATCGATAATATAGATTGGTTTGTAGTGACGATGTGCGTACACGACGGTTAAATCCTCTATAACGTCCAACATTTCTTTTAAAGAATCTGTTAAGTGTGCGACCAGCTGCATAGCGGCGGCGGTGTACTCTTGCGGGTGCATAAGGTAGAAGAACAGCACGGGCACCAGGCATATAATGTCTCATACTTCAATTACGTCGTAACGGTCTGCAGACAATGCATCCATATCCGGATATTCGTTAGTAAACACAACAACGTGTGCTTTGTGGTGGAGGAGTTTAGTCGTGCTGTCATATTTTGGGCTGAAGACTACTCGGTCCTTGAGCTGCTCCAGGACTGAATACTGGAAATGCTCCAAAGATCCCCTGGGACAATCAAAGAAATAATATTTTTTTGTTTCATCAATTGCGTGAGCCAAATCATCACGCTTTCCAACACGAAGTAACTGAGTCTCTTTCGTAAACTTTGTCAACCAATAACGCGTAAACCATGTCTTACCAGCCGAGCCTTCCTCATCAATACGGAAATGCACTGTACGATCGTCTGGGTCGCCTAATAGAACTTCTTCAAGATCTAGTTGCCATGGGCGAAGAGCTCCTTCCACATGAAGAGGAATCGGACACAGAAGACGACTCATCTGAAGAGCAGCAGTGCGATAGCGCCCGTACAACGACGGGAATTCGAGGCAAACCTCTGTCTCGGAAGGAGGAATAGTTCGTTGCAACAACCATTCTTTGTAGCGAGTCCATTGATCACCAGTTCCACCAGTTAACATAGCGCCATATTCATCG